GTTTCTTTTTGTACAGTTATATTAATAACAGTTTGACCGCCAGTCTCGTTTCCGTAAATTGTAAGAGTAGTTGTCTTGTCGACAATAGGTGCTTCTCTTCCTACAATTCTGAAAGACTTACCTGCAAGTGATACTGATTGTCCTGGTTCCAATAATGCTAAAGGTGGAGTAGTGAAATTTGTTGTTGCTGCCGATGCTTCTACTACCTCTAAACTTACTACATCACTATCGGCAAGAATTGCAGTGTATCCATAAGTTGTATTTCCGTCACGATAGTTAATCGTACTTGGGATAATTGTATCCTGTTGACCAGCTAATAATGTTATCGAATTATTCGGTACAGTCACCACTGGAATACGAACTGTATTTTTCGGTAAAGTTACCAACTTATATCGCATAACTTGCGTCTCATCAGGAACTGCTTCAGTAATGGGCATCGCTTCGATAACTGCACCATAATATGCAGAACCTAATGGATGGTCAGGATTCCATAAAGTATAATCGATCTCATCATCTGCTAATGCATAATGTGTTATGTTGAATTCGTTTTGACCTTTTGCTAATAATTCACGACCTTTTCTTGTCAGGATCGCATCTACAACAATTGAAGAGTTATTTAGATATCCCATATTTTCCTACTTACTTTTTATTCAATTTTTTAATTTCAGATTCAACAACCAATCGAATCGCTTTTCGTAACCGTATCATCTTGTTATTATAGGTATTTGCGGACTTTGATATTCCCTCGTTTTTCGCCTTGTAGTTATTGTCTACATAATCGAAAAACTTCTTTTTCTCTTCATCTGTTTTAAGATCGGCAGGTGAATTTATGTTAAACTTTTCCAATGCCGATTTGAAAAACTTTTCGTAATCTTTATCCATTATATTTCCTTATGATTTCACTTTCTTATAAATATCATTATATACACAATTTTAACATCATTCTAAACGTAAATTACCTTCAGCACCTCTATCACCCAATGTTAAATTATTTGGACTTGTAACTTGAATAACAACAACAGGTCCGCCATCAACTGTATTTGGTGAATCGATATTGATTCCTGGTCCTGATAGTTTACTACCTGCAAATCTTGAATTATTTTGAGATGAACATTCGTCGATTTGGTAGTACCAATTTTCTAATACACAACCCTCACGAACATGTGATCGATCACCTAATTCGTATGCACGTTTTGCCCACCCTTCTTGCCAAGGTGTTAGATACGGATGAATTTCTGCTGTATATAAAAATATACCTTCACGAGTTGCAGGGAATGTCTCAAAAATATTTCCTGCTCTGAATTTTATCGTGTCAGCACCTGAACCTGTTATATAGTATCGGTATTCTCTTAACCATTTTTTAGAACCTGATACTATAGGTTTAACTGTATCTAAATCGTAAATCGAATATTCAATTGGACTACCAGAAGTTATAATCGATACGTTTAATAAATTATGCTCGTAGTTATAGCCACCAGTCTCGTCGAAATTAAATACGCTACCTGAGGTATAAGGTGCTGCAAATACACGTATTAGATATTTCGCATCTTTTACAGTTGTTACTGATTGTGATATTATTGTTCCAAGAGGCATATGAAATGCTGACTTGAATCGATATTCACCGACAATATTATCCCATTTATAAGAAGACGTCTCTTCACTTACAAGATAAGGTGGATTATAAGATTCAGTTACCCAATATTGTAAACTACCACTTTGAATATTACTCTCTCTGAATAATGAGTATCTTAAAGGATACGCATCATAATAACATACCTTTTTCGAATATCGACAATTAGGTCGCATTGTATCGATTTGTCGTATTATAGAACCAGACGCAAAAGTTTCATATGGATCGCGTATACGAATAGAACCGGTTTCATTTTCTTTTGCAGTTGTTTCGAATTCAAAAGGACTTGCGATTTCACTTTCAATATAACCATAACTTGTATCGACAACTTCTGCTAATTCGACAGAACCGGTTTCATAAAAATAACCGACACTTGCAATTTTTTCATGTTGGATATCTGCTTTGTATGTCGGAAACACTCCACTCTGTGATACTGTATAAACAATTGTCCGATCCCATTGTGGATTTGTGACTTTCGGCCGTTTCGATATTTGAACCTTAGATCGATCTAAAATATGCGGCTCTATTAGAATTCCGGTTATAAGATCGGATCTACCAGGAACCAATTGTTTTAACTGTTCGAAAAATGTATAATCGTACAGACTTAAAATTCTAATAAACGAATTGAGATCGTTTTTATTATTGAACTTCTGAAAATAATCGTTACGTCTATGTTGCAGTGTTTTATATTCGTTTTCGAATTCTTCCTCAGGGTCTGCGATCCATGTATCTAAATCTGAAAATCCCATATGATTAGCAATGTCACGATTTAGATAATCGGCAGTCGAAAACACAATTGCTAAACGATTCGTATCCGTAGGTTTATCATCATATTCGGATTGTTCACCTCTTGATTCTGGCGACAATTCATATCGCAATGAATTTTCTTCGATGCGGATTTTTTCGTTACGAATCGGTATACCACCAACTTTCGGAACCTGTGAATAATATGTTTCGTTTATCGATTCATATTGTGATTCTTGGTTACCTGTAAAACCTGACATTGATGCCGGTGTAGGTTGTTTTGTTCTATCAGGATGTGATGAAGATAAATATAAATGTGTAGTATGATCGAATCTCTGTACATCACCACCTAAAGGATAATATCGATACAGCGAATAAAACGACCCTGACGGTGTATCTACATTATATGCACCAGGATTTAAAACATGGTTTCTGAAAGTTTCATTTCCGTAAATTGTATAATACTCTTTATACGATTGTAAAGAACCGGAAAACCATGTTGTAAAATCATGAGGCGTAAAAGTATAGTTATTTATTATCGAACCGGTCAACGATGGCCCGTAATAATAGATGCCTGCTTTACCACCTAAATATACATAGTCGATTGGCTGACTTGTATAATCGACACCTGACATCGACATTGCGGATTCGTGGACAACTCTTCCATAAAGATAGTCAGATGCTTTCGCTATCTGAACGCGTTCATTTAAAATTGTACCGCTTATTGGTGTTTCATTATATAATCGAACCGTCCATAAATCGCCATCGAAAACCGGCAACCAATTACTATATTGAATATCACCACTGATAAAATCTTCATATACGAGTTTTCCGTATTCAGTACTTCCTGATACCGAACCGGTACCTGTTAATTCTAATGCAGATACAAGAGATAATACGGAATTAAGACCATACGGTTCAGGAAAGTTTGGTGTCGCGTTTCTTTTTACGAATAACGGAATTGCGCCCAATGAACCAGATTGTTTTGTACTGAATCTGAATTCGTAAGTGTCCGGTGTTCTTGATACTATAGGTTGACCTGGTGTAGCATTGCACCATGAACCGTTACCCCAACCGTAATAAGATGCAGAAACTAATTCTTGTGCTATTGTTATTTGATTGTTTTGATTGCCGTTTACATTTAATTTATAGGTAAACATGTTTTCGATGGCAATTGGAATATCACTATCAATACCCGGTCCGCCATATTCTTTTATCGACAATAGGGTTTGAGGTATGCCGTAAATTGACATCAACGCCTTTACAGATCGATCGGTACCTTTTGTTTTTAAGAGATACGGTAAGTTATTTACAATACGTCGCCAAATTAATTGGGTTTGTCTTTCATGTGGCAATACCGATAAACCAGACGATGTTTGAAAACTTCCGGTAGAATCGGTACCTAATTTATATAACCATAGACTCGACAGTCCACGGGCATTCTGTAAATTCCATCCGTAACTTTTCGCAATATAATAAAGCAAATCATTACTTGCACCACGTTCAGGATGTTCGTCTCGTTCATGAATTTTAGTCAACGCATTTACATACATATACATCACATCGAAATGCTGACCTATCATATTTACAAACGTGATGTATTCAGAATTGTTCGCATCCATCAATACGTGTTCAGGTATCGACCACCAAAGACTATTCTGATTTTGTAAATCGTATTCGTTTGCTAATTGATAATTCTCTGTATACCAATTTTTGACAATACTACTTGTCGATGGATGTAATACGTATTTGTTACCGGTTTCATACTTAGGCCAAGGTGTTACCGATCCTGTAATGTCATGGGTGAATATTGAACCTGATTGCTGATAATACATCCATCGTTCAAAAGGATCGAACGCAGATACGAGTGTATCTATTCTTGTTTGCAGTGTATCTTTTGATCTTCTTGAAAATACCGATAAATTTTGACCAGGTGAAACTGAATTATTTATAACAGTTATATCATTATTGTATAATTCGATCTGTTCAACTTTTCGCTTGAAATTTGCTAATCGATCCGATGCACTACTGTAAAAAATAAAATTTTCATAATCGGTATAGTCGATATTTATTGTAGCCTGTCCTGAACCTGATATTATGTTGTCGATTATTCTTTGTGCAGTAGGTGCGTTCGCATCTAATAACTGATTCCAACTCTGATACATTGTTGCGTTAGAATCCCACTGGTCGACATCGATATCGAATTTAGGACCGCGTAATTTATTTAGTACAGGTATATCGGATTCAGTTGTTAATATTACATTATCTATATATGAATCTACCGCTTCGACTCCAAACCACGCACCATCGTATTCCTCAACTGAATCGGCAAGTTCACCATGTATCTTAACATAAAATACAAGAGGATCTTTCTCGTCGAATCGTATATTTAAAATTCGGTATACATTATTGCCGCCGAAATTTATCGATAAGAAATTCAGAAGATTTACAAAATTGTAGGAGAATACGTAGTCTCTGAATTGTTGCAGTTGTATTTTATTTTCACCGTCTTTTAGTACGAGTTTTATTTCGTTACGATCTGGTGAAATTTCATCGATAAATACCGGAGGCTTAAATTCGCTACCAGGTCGGCCGTAAATCGGCACAAAAACATTTACTGCTAATTTATAAGAACCTTTTCGTATTCCTAAATTACTGAATACTTCACGAGCATCAACAAATAGACTGTTAGAATCTGCATCTAATAACAATCGATTATCGTAAATCGATCCTAAATAATCGTTGCCTAATGTATATACGTGTGCTTCTGTAAACAGTGAGCCTTCATTTACTGATTTTATCAGAGTATACAGATCCTTCGACTGCAATATTTGATAATCTGTATCAGAATACAGTTCACCATACATTGGCCTGTTAGATGAATTCAGTTTCTCAAAATTTGTAAATCTTTGTAGGCTCATTATTGACCATTATTTTTGCTGCGATAAAAATTTTTCTTTTTCAGTTTCAGCTTCGGCTTTCGCCGCTTCAGCTTCGGCTTTTTCGGTTTCTGCTTGGGCCTTTGCTGCATCTGCTTCGGCTTTCGCCGCTTCCGCTTGTGCCTTTGCTGCTTCTGCTTCCGCTTTTGCAGCATCTGCTTCAGCACGTGTTGCGGCAATTTCATTATTCATTGTATCAAACTGTGTTTGTGTTTGTTCTTGGAACGTTTGTATAGTTTGACACTGACTTGTTGTCGTATTTGCCAATTGCAAAAATGCTTCTGAAAATGTCTCTTGTTGCATACCATCTGTAAATTCTTCAGATCGATCTGGTACGGAATCGCCAGCACCTCCACCAGCACCTCCACCAGCACCTCCACCAGCACCGCCACCTCCACCAGCACCTCCACCTCCACCGGCACCACTACCGCCACTGCCTGCGCCTCCTCCACCACCGGCACCACCTCCACCACCGGCACCGCCACCTCCACCAGCACCGCCGCTACTGCCGCCACTGCCTGCGCCACCTCCGCCACCGGCACCGCCTCCTGATGCAGGTCCACTTGAACCATCTTTACTTCCACCACCGCCTCCACTACCTTTCGAACCGGCACCTGGTGCTGAACCGCCACCTTTTGCAGATAGACTTCCAGTAGGCATCGATGTCGGTAAATTTAATGCGATCTCGTTAGCAACTCTTTGTGCATCATCACGTGTAAACCCTTGTTTTATTAATGCGTTTTTGTCAGACTCTCTTAATAAACTTTTAAATTGTGAAGGTTCCACAACTCGAATATCATCTATCAGTTTGCCCTTTTCTGCAAGTAAAACAACTGCTGTTTTGAAATTCGGTATATCTTTTACTTCACCATCTTCGATGGTATAATATTTATAGTCTTGCAAATCTTTCACACCTTCACCAGTGACTCTGAAAACTATACCGTCTTCGAGTACAATAGTTTCATCTAAATCTAATGCTAAATCTATTGGTGTAAAATATTCGAAACTTGTATTGAATTTATAATCGAAAGAGTCACCGAATACAATTGTCTTTTTCGGTAAAAAATTTATATAGACCATATCCTTTTCGACAGGTACAGTATATACACCTTTCGAATTTCTCACTGATAATTTAGATGCGATTGGGTGATTTTTTATAACATCTTCATAATCTTTATTCGAATTAGTAAATTTCGAATTCGTGTCATCGTACAGTGAATGTAATATGAATTTAAACTTTTCAGAATCGATTTCTGTCGGATCCGAAAATGCCAGTTGTCCTTCTAATAAATTAATTTTTATCATCTTTCTACTCTAAAGTTAAAATCGTTATCGATTATAGTTTCGGTGTCATTCGCTGCATCTACAACCTTAAATATAATTTTGTAATAACGTACCGGCATAAAATTTGTTAAATCGATATCGACGTAATGACCATTCGCATCCATTTCAACTTTTGTACCGACAGTGTCGAAATCGACTATTGGTATTCCTGTAACCGAGTCGACAATTGAATAATATGTCGTCGTTGGAAAACGATATTCAGTGACACTGCGTAAACTTGTTGTATACGACTTTGATTCGTATTTAGCACGTATAGCAAAACGCATACGTGTTTTTTCATTTACACGGTATACTGATTTGATATTTTTAGCATATACAACTGCCGATTCTGGTATAGTTGATTTCGAAGCAAATGTACCAGTGTATGTTTCGTATGAATTCCAAAATACTTCTAATTTAGGTAAATGTATTGTATGTGATTCCCTGCCGAAAAATTTAAGTGAGCCGTATATTGTCGCATCCTCTTCGGCAGATGCAGTGTGCTTTAATATGAGACCGTTATTCGGTATCGTATTCGCCATCCATGCTTTGAAAATCTTTGTTACGTCCATACGTACATCAGGTTCTTCGAAAGAAAACGATTGACTTGCTGCGTATTGTGGATACCAATTCGCACCACCCTTTTCTGTAGCATAATCATGCGAATATGATGAAGAATTCCATTGAGAACCTTGATATCTGCTATCACGATATTTCCAAGAGGCTCCGTTTGTTATTTCAGGTGTATCATTATAGTTACCGTTACCATTCACCCAAGATTGTGCAATTGGATACGCATATAGTGTGTATTCAGTATTTAGAGATTTAGCATCACATGCTTTTAGATTGAGATAATATTTTGCTGACGCGGTACTGAATTGACCTGCTGATGCTTGGCGTTTCAAATCGGTCAAATCGAATTCCATCAAAATTCGTGAATTATAAGTTGTATCCCATGTTGCAAATTCGTCTGTGACATCACTATATGATTCACCAGGTGCAAATTTTGTAATTTCAATTATTGCGTCGACACCAGAATTTCTCTCGGGATGTTTTTCGTAAATTGTGGCATCCTTTTTCGGATATAATACTTTATACATGAGTTCACCTTAATTATAAATCGATTACACGTCCGACAATGTCGTTCTTAGGATATTTTATTTCAAATATACACGGATCTAAACTCGGATAGATTATATTGTTACGTTTCGCAACATTTAAGTCGTAAAGATTTCCACTGTATCCTAATGTTGTATCATGCAGATTTTTCACAACAAAATTTTCTACACTTTGAACACCTTCAAGTTTATCTAATTCAGTTATAAGATTCGAAAGCATTATCGGTGCGTTTATCTGCATATTTTCGTTTGACATCAAAACCATTAATCTTTCGTTACATCGCAATAGCACTTCGTAACTGTTATAACCTGGTCGTGTTAAAATATCATACTCGACACCTATATTTATTATGAACGGATCTTTAATATTTATAGCATCTGTCATCAAACGATATTGACGTAAATATTGTCTTAAATTTTCCTTTACGGCCTCGTTCGAATTTACTAATTGCTTCGAATCATTATAACTTAGTATATATAGATTCAATGCATATGGATTTGGTACGCGTTCAGATGCATTCCATTTACTACTTTGAAAATCTTGTTCAACATACGCTTTTGCAATTGAACCATAACGATCAGGTAGTGTATAGCAACGTAAAATATAATCTTCTTTTGTAACTGCTCTATTTTGTGCAGCGAAATTTGCCATTGCCTCTTCACGCATTACGTCTAATGGTCGTTTGTTTATACCACCGTACGCCGGGTGTGGATTGTTTGCAGTGACCGAATCTTTTACTTCGTTTAGTACATTCAAATCTAAATTATCGATAGTCGATGCGAAATTTATTGTTGGTATTTCAGTAAGTGAATTAGCACGAACATTTCCTAATAGTCCGTTTGATACCGAATACTTAACCGTCAAGGTCGTATCACTTGGAGCAGACCCGTAGGTTTTAGTATATAGGAAATTAGTTGGGTCAATACTTACATCTTCAGCTCGTTGGAAATAATCTAAACCGATACCTACGTTTATAGGATTAGGTACAATCTCTTCATCTGCCTCATTCGACAAACCTGCACCGAACTGTATTTCTAATAAATCATCATTTCGACGTCGTGTGACAAAACGTTTTTCAGTCTGTTTATATGTTAGTAGATACGGTACAGAACTTTTATACTTTGCAAGTTTAGGATCGTTATATTCAACATTTCTAACTGGCACCTGTACAAGATCTTGTGCTAAATACGGCACTTCGTACCAGGTATTGCCATCTGAATCTACAACTGAAATAATTTCACTTACATTTTCATCTTGTATTACGATCTTATCGTAAATTTTCGCATCGGTGAATTCGAACTGTGCAGTTTTAAGTTCACCTTCAACTGCCTTTGTACGTTTTTTAAGTAAATAGTATTCTACACTACCATCGTTCAGAACCGAATAAACCGATATATCGGTAGGATCCATACTGCTACTATGTCGAAAATTTAAAGATTCGACAGTTCTAAACAATCGAACATCTGCTTCACTACGAGCATCGTTACTGATTAAAGTATTCGGATCGATTGTAAGTGCGTATCTAAAATCAGGTTTAGTATTTTCACCGGAACCGATTGCCGGTATCAGTTGCATAAATTCGATATCGACCTGTGCAGGTACGAGTGACTTCGGTTTATACCCAAGGCCTTGTGCTAAATTATATAAATTTTTCTGCTCGTTAACTGTATAAAGAAATGACTCTTGTAATTGAACATCTGAATAAAAATTCAGAACATCACCTACATAGGCTGCCATTTCAATAAACATCATTCCTGGTGAGGACTCATTAAAATCGTTATAGGTATTCGGAAAATAATTTTTAGCATAGTTGATTAGTGAGTTTCTTAAATCACCAAAATCACGATTTGTATATTTAACTTCTCGTTTTATTTTATCGCTAATTGACACTTTATTCATTAACTAACCTCTACATTTATTTGCAAATCAGGATTTCCGAAAAAGGTAACTGTACGATTTGCACCAGATTCAGTTACTTGAAATATTATTGTTATATTTATAGAATTCTCGTCATCACTGAAATTTCCTTGGATATTTATATCGTTTACAATTATGTAAGGTAAATATGTAGCCATTTGCTGACGTATCAAAAATTCCAATTGAGAATTTGTACTTGTAGTATTTTGTTCGAATATTTTATAGTATAAACCAACACCGTATGCAGGTTGCATATAGCGTTCACCATCTTTTGTAAGTAACAAGTTTATCATATTACTGATAGCCTGTTCTTCCGTGGTGTACGATAGATTAAATATCGAATCGGAAGGTCCGAAGCGTGAAGAGTTCATTGGCAGTTTAATCGCCAAACTTCCCAATGGTTTTTTATAGTCATCAGGATAGATTTTACTGTTTATAAAAACTGCACGTGCCATTTATTAAGTACTCCGCATTTTATTCGAAGATGTACGTTCCATAACATCTAATACACGTTTAAAATCTGTATTCTGTATTTTATTCATAACACGTGCTACTGGGTCATCCGCATTTGTAAAATTTTCATCTAAAATAGATTTGACATTATTTTCATCCTCTTCGAACGGTGTAATTTCTTGAAATATTTCAGATAGATACGAACTTTTACTGAATGGTGACCCTGACCCGTTTCCTTTTTTAGGTACTAATTTCGTTTGTGGACTGATCGGAACTGATTTCGCATTTTCGTTTAGTAGATTTCGCAGTTCACTTTTAATTTCACGAATTTCGCTTAGGATTTTAGCATTTTCCCTTTTCATTTCAAGAATCGACTTCACAAGAGTCTTTAATTGTGATTCATTCATAACGATGTCTTTTTTATTAAATAAATATCAGTGAAGATGGAATTGTAAATTAGACCGGTTTCTTAAATTTCAGATTCCAATCAACTTTGTGAATTTTTGTTATTTGTGCAACATTTGTAGATGCCGCAGTTGGACCCATTGCAGTTAAATACTGCATTTGTGCTGTTGCGAGTTTCCAAAATTCTGCGTATGCTGAATTTATCCAATCCATCAAATCGTCTAAATCAACTTTGTATTTATCGGATTGCAATAACACCTTTTTTCCAGTAACTACGGATTGTTCCTTTCCGACTAAAAACGCTTTGTTCTTTTTAGCGTTAATAATTACACGGTCCGCATCGATTACTATTTGTGAACCACCAGACCAGGTCGGTGCCAATTTTACATCAAGATTTTTCGATGACGCACCTTTAAATTTAAGTAGTTTTTGCGATGTTGTCAAATATATACTTGCAGCATCTTTTGATATGTCTTCGATATCGTAACTGTTACCAGATTCTGGTTTTTTTACTTTTATAATCATCAACGGATCGTTCTCCTTTGCACCGGGCCAATATGTCAACGAGTTTTTCTCATATATACCAGGACCAGGAGGATACGAAAATCCACCATGACGTGTGAAACGAATCGATTGACCGAAACGCCCTTCCCATAAATCGTCTCCTTCAAACGGTTGGAGCATTTTACTTGTACTTGGATTTTTCTTTATAGTATAACCGATTTGTTTGAAATCTGCAATACCAGGAGGTGCAGGACGGAGTGGATTTTTACCGTTATTTATCGCGTCTCTTTGAAAATTGAAAGGCATTGTCTGTAGTGTGACATCATCGATTACATTTACCAGTGTGAAATAGTAAAAGTCGACAGTCTTCTGACGGGCGTCGTGTTTTTCAGTTGACATGCCTTTGAAAATAAAAACTTGTTCGCCTACTAAAGGTATTCGTTTATTGAAAAACGCAGGTGCGGCGTATACATTATCGACTGTATTAAATATACCTTTTTTACCACCAATACGAACTTCGATTGCACCCTTAAATAAACGATTGCCGTTGTCGTCTTTTTGACCGGTTTTAAATGCTTTCCGTGTATCGATTACTTCTGCGATTTGTAGCATTAATTACCGTTTCCCATCTTAACAATTTTACCAGAACCGAATTCACGTGCGTTCGCTATAATTTCGGCACGCTCTTTTTCACTTAAACCGTATGAACTGTCTTCTTCATTATTAGATGCAGATGTTTTTATAAATCTCTGCACGAGTGCTGCTAACTTAATAAGTTGTTCATCATTTTTTACACCGACTTCTAAATACGACGCTAATAACGGAACTAATAACGCAGCATCATCAGTGTCTTTTATAAAACCAGATAGTTTCAATATGAGGGATCTTATTTGGTCAGATTTCTCGTTCGAGTTATCATGAATCTGTTTCAGTAGTTCATCAAAGGATTTTCCTTTGTATACTTCGATTTGTGAAAAGTCTATATTTTTAGACATCGCAATCCTTAGGATATATACATATTCAATTCGTAATTACGATTCGGTGTACCGAATACCTGAATGTGTAGTTGTTTTCTTTGAGGTTTTCCGTTTTTAGTCAATTCGATACTGAATCGATTTGTGTTACCAGGTGAAGGCTTTTTAGGACCTAAACCGACTTGCTTTGCGACTTGTTCTTCATCGTATTCGTAGCCTTCGTTTTTCGCATATTCTAAAGCAGTGTCAATAGCACTCGAGTACTGATTATGGTATATTTGATAGTCAGATCTTTCAGACAATAGTTTTTTTAAACTTAACATGAATATCCTTTTATTATAAATATTTTTTAGCATCAATAAATCCGTGTTTACGGTAATCTGAAAACATATCTGTAAACAAATCCTTAAAAATACGTACAACTTTTGTTATATGTTGTGTTTCGACACTTGCACGTTCACGCACTAATATGTATAATAGTTTTTTGTTGTGAATATCGATATCTTCACTATTTCTGAAAATTTCTAATAGTGAATCCGCTATTCTTCTATCGCGTTTCGATTTAAACAGTTTTTCCAAATTCTGGTCGCACCAATCACACCATTTTATCATAAAATCACGTAGAGTTTCTTGATAATCAGTCAAAGATATTTCAGTTCCAATATTTCTTTCAGAGTCGACAACATCTAATTCGAATCGTGTTTTTGATGCTTCGTACAAAACTTGAGATTTGTGTATCAAAAAGTTTTTGCATACAATTGTGAAATAAGAATATGCTCTTCCTTTGTCCTCATCGTAACCAGGCATTTTAGTAAACATGAATGCTACCGCATCACGTTGTAGATCAGAAAATGTCGTTTCGTATCTGTGAAATTTCCACGTGTTAATGATATTTTCGGTTAGTTTCAAAAACGCAGGATATATTGTATTATTGAAAAGTTTACTCTTTTCTATGTTTCCTGTTTTTTCGATTTCGAGTATGTTATAACGTATTATAGCATCTTGGACATCTCTACCAAAATATACAGTTCTTTTTTTTGTCGGCTTAGTCGTTTCCAGTACCATCGTTTCCATCTGCTTCTT